TCACATCGCCTTTATCGTTCGCCCCTGATAAGGCTAGGCGCGTCGCGTATTGGAACCCTAGTTCTTGCGCCAGGTTCACTACCGCGGTTTCAGCTCTGGTGCCTATGTCTTTGCTGCGCGTCATGGCCTCTCCTTGTCAAAGATCCACGTACCGCGCTGCCGCGCCTGCTCCACTAGAAACCAGAGTTCCTGAGCAATGAACAGTTGTTCATCAGTAAATGACAGTTGATCATCAGTCATGGCTTCTCCTCTAAGGCACGTAAAGCAGCCAAGTAGTGTTCGCCTGCTGCGCCTGGTTTATGGAGTAACTGTTCCACTACTTCGATGCACTTGGCGAGCATGTCCCGCTGGCCCAACTCATAAGCCTCATCCCAGTGATTATGTAACTCGCTCACTCTGGCCTGCCCTCACACTCCGTCAAATAACGATCACGCTGCCATGAAGGAGCAGAAAAGCCCTCCTCCTCGGCCTGCTTCGGATGCTCCGTAACCCACATGTGACAGCGGCGACACAAGGCACGCAAGTTAGCGGGATCAAGAATCGAACCACCCTGCGAACGCCTCACCACCTCGTGAATATCCACGCTCGGGTTAGTGCCGCACCTCTGGCATATCGGAAACTCTTCGAGGAGGCGTACCACCAGCGGCCTGCGCTGGCGGTACACCTGCTCCCGCTTCTTACTGCGAAACCGCACTAGGGTGCGCCTCAGCGTACTTACGCAGAACATCCTGGTTCAGCCGTCCACGCTTGCCGACTGTGATTCCTTGGGCGCGTGCCCATTCTCGAACCTGCTTTTGATTCACCTTGCTCCCTTCATATTTTCCGCAGGATTACGGAAGCTTTATGTATATTGCCCGCTCGGTTCGGCAGCGAACTGGGAACGCACCGCGCTCCCAAGCGAACGCCCAACATCAATCTGCACCCCAAGAGTCCTAATACGCTCACGGCAAGCCCTATGGCGCGCACCAGCCAACTCCATCACCAGCGCAAGTTCAGCAGTAGCAACCACGGCCTGAGCTTTACGTGCCTCAACAGGGCCCTCGGACTGCAAATAGGCGCGTGCCTGGGCAACCTCGAACGCCTGCTTAGCAATCACGTAAGACTCTTCTAACTCAGCAATCTCGACGGTAGCCGCATCCAATAGCCGCGATAACTCCGACAGTCGAACAACGATTTGCTGCTGCGTGGGGATCATGCCCACCACTCATGGCGCACAGTGCACTTACCGATCATCCACGCCCCACACTTAGGGCAGCGCCGTAAATCTGAGTCCTTGTGTTTATTGTGTTTCATTTCACCAGCCTCAAATAATGTTCACGCTCGTAATGCCGCTCGAAACCATTAGAGCCACCAGTCCCATAGAAGCCACATACCTTGCATAGCCATAGGCCCTTGCTCGTCATTTATCCTCCAAGCCAAGCTCATCAGGATCAGTCAAATCGCGGATAAAGCCACACACGGAACACTTAAAAACATTCGACTCGGTTTCCTCCATCACTTGAAGGCGGAAACAATGCCAACAGAACAAGGCAGGTTTTTAAACGCTCATGGCTTCCAGCCTCTACGCAGATTCGGATTCATCTTGTAATAGTGATCAGCGATCATGCGCTTAGCCCGCCAATCCAAATCCTCGCGCGCCTCCCTCATAAGTTCGTCAGTAGCGCGCACCTTCCACCTCGACTCCAAAACATCAATAGCCCAATGCGCCGCCCATTTAGACACTTCACTAATACGCGTAAACCCATTACCAAACAAATCAGCAGGCCTAATGCCTTCATCTTCAAGGAGGATAGTGAGGCGATCAATCTGCTTAAACGTGCAAGGCTCCATAGTGGCTATCTGCCAGCGGGCCTCCAAAGGCGCAGGAACGTTCTCAGGGTTATTCATGACTGATCACTACCCGCAATGAAATCATCAGCGAAAGCCATAATATCGGCGGCCCTATTCTCAGGAGCGTGCTGATAACAGAACAAACGCTCCACCATGCCACCAGTAGGAACCTTCACCCACCAGTATTGATTAGCCTCATGCAAGCAGCCAGCCTGCATACACATCACCGGCAGCCCTACACAGTCTTGAATATTCACAGCCCCAGCTCCTCACGCCTGCCCTTGTAGCAGTCCAAGAGTTCCTCACGCTGCTTATCTGGCAGCGCGTAAGCCGTAATATCCTCAACGATTAATTGCAGGGCATCCAAATCAGAGGCGGCACTAATCGCGCCAGTCCACGCGGCAACCTGCTTATCGTTAGCGACAGGCTTAGGCAAAGTCCTAGATGCCTTCTGCATTTCTTCCCGTGAAGGCCGCTTACCCTTCGGGCTGAGGCCGAGAGTCGCCAGGGCACGCCCGATAGCGCTAGTGGAAGCGTTCTCCACAAAAGAAGAACGATTCACCGGATTAGAACCTAGGGTTTCCTCTGCGTAATCTGAGGCGGCAGGGTGCGCGTCCTCAACACTACGAAACACCTCCGCTTTAACCACAATCTGATCAAGTTTCCCGGCCTCATTAGTGTGCTGATACACCAGATCAGTAACAATCCTGCCCTCAGGGTACTTATCCCAGAACTGGTGAATACGTTCCTCAACCGTCTGATATTCGCTGATATTGAACTGAGGCATTAGAAGCACCCCGTCCCCGGAACAGTAGCGGCCCAATGGGAACGCCCATCACCCTTATCCCAAATAATCCAGAAAGCTCGATCCTGCCAGTACGGATGCCACTTATTCATCGGTGCCTTCCGTAACTGTGCGCCTATCGCTTTCGCGCGAGCAGCTCCAACCCATTTGGCAAGTTCGCTTTGCATCATCCACGCCGCGCCATTCTTCAACGCTGGCGAGAACTGGTACGCGCCCCGATACTTACCTGACGCGCTAACCGCGTTATAGAAATTGTTTGACTCTCTCGCGCGAATACATTTCCTGTGCTTCTCGTGGCGCTTAACGAAATGCTTACCCTTATACAGGCTAGTCCCATCATTGATCTTCTCACCCAACAGCAACGGCGGAGGAAGATCAGGGGCAGCCATCAGAACGCTCGCCAGAGCGAGAGCCGCTATCAACGCAACCCCATGCGAGCGAGAGCCACGTCCACCTGAGCAGTCATATTCGCTGCCGCTAAAGCGTTAGCGGTTTTCTCCAACCGCGCGTAATCGGCGCGAAGTTGATTCATGGACTGCCGCCCGTGACGGTAACCACGCCAGTAAAAAAAGAAAGAGCTTGCGCCCGTGAGTAACAGTGTTGTCGCCACCATTAGGAAAATGTTTTCAGTCATCGCCGTTCCTTAGATAAGGGGTGGCCCCGATGGTTTACCGGGGGAGGTTGCAGGCATCGAGGCCACCCGACAGGAGGGTTATATTCAGTTGTGGCGGCCCTTGCGGGCATGAATAACATAAACGCTCTGGCAGACAATTTCTACCGACACACCGAAATTAGGCAAAAAAAAATAAGCCCCCCGAAGGGGACAAAATAGGACATATTAGGATTATTCTTCTTCCTCAAAGTATTGGCTCAGATCGTCCTGAGGGATTTCTTCGGCGAGGCGCTCAATATGGGCAGCGAAACCGAACGTAGGCTTGGCCTCCTCAACTACCTGGGAAGCCTCCGCTAGGGCAACCGAGATGGAAGCCGCCTTAGTTATCAGCGCGTGCAACTGCCGAGGCGTTAAATCCATGTCGGTACGAATCTCCACCTCTCCCACGACTACCTTGATCATTTGTGGAGGCTTTCCGCTAGGGCCGCATACCCGATCAGATCAATATACGAGTCACGCTGATAGCCGTTACGGAGGCGAGAAACCTTAACTAGGGCCATCATCAGGGCAACATCCTGCGCGGATACGTCTTGCCCTAGATACGCGCCCCAGAGAGCCGCTATGCGCCCCAGGTTGGCCTCTGGTGTGCCGTAGGAGTCCTGCCTAGGCCCCATGACGGTAGCGGTGGCTTCAGCGAGTAGGCCAGGATCAATCACGAAACCTCCCAAATCGGACATGCCGGCTTGTTACATAATCGTTATAAAAATATCTGCGTTTTCTGTTGCGTGCTCTACACCCTGGGCATAGAGTGCTCTACATGGGAACAACGACAACGGAGGGAACCACAATGAACGACAACACCATCACCGCAGGCACCGTACTCGTATCGAGCTGGGGCTACGATCAGACAAACGTAGATTTCTACGAAGTGCAGAAAGTTGCAAACGGTTGGGCATGGATTCAACCCATCGGACAGGAAACCGTAGAAACAACTTCCTACCTTTCTGAAACCGTCATCCCAAACTCACAGCCCCACGGAAAAATATTCCGCCGCAAGGTTCGTAGCTTCTCAAGCGGAGATTACGTAGCAATCACCGATTACGCGAGCGCTAAGCCGTGGAATGGAAAGCCCAAATATCAGAGCCACACCCACTAAGTCGAAACGGGCTTCGGCCCGTCTGCCGGACACCGCCTCCCGGCACTGATGAGACAGGCGAAAATGAGAGGAGCAAGTCATGATGGTTCAACTTCCGGAAATCGGCCCGATTGTTTACTGCACCTACGCGGAGCAGCACGGCGAAGATCCCATCGCGCACACAAATGTACTGGAAGGTTTAGCGTTTTGCGCTAACTGCGGTGCCACAGATCACAAGGAAATGTGAGGGAAACGTGATGAAACGAAATCAAATAGTCGCAGCTTTCACCAGTGAAATAGTAGCCGCAAATGAAGCACGCCTAACCGGAGAAATCACGCGCGAACAACACGCGGGCCTAATCAGTAGAATCCACAACTCCATGAACCGGGACGGCATCACATGGGAAGAAATCAACAATGAATGGGAGCAGTAAACGTGAGCGCTCGACAGGAACTAATGGACGTAGGCAAGCAATGGAAAGAAGCCAAAAACATTGAACGCGGATGGGCCACTGCTGCTTACCTAGTCATACAGCGCGCAGCCCTCGAAGGCATCCCAGAAACCCAAATAGCGCGCCTAGCGCAAGTGGACAGGATGACAGTACGCAAAGCCCTCGGGAAACGTTAAACAATTTCTAGCGCTTCCCAGCGCCCATCACGCGTAGCAAACGTGACAGCGGCAGGAGGAGCATCAAGGCCGCCCTTATGCACCCACCACGCAGAACCACCATCAAGGGAGCCAGTCTGCATCCAGGTAGTAGGCCCCATCTGCTCCACCCTTAAGTGGTGATGATGCCCCGACAGGACAACATCAGCGGTACCAATAGCGTCCCGATTCATGGCCTTATTCGCAAGCCAGTTCTGCATTTTGCCGCGCGTCTGATGCCCATGCAACAGGCCAATACTCGTGCCCTTAACGTCAGCCACAACATGCAGCCCATCAATCCCAGGGAATAACCAGTCAACGTTATAACCCTTATGGGCCATAACGTCAGCAACCTGAGACAGAATCTCAATATCCCAGGAATCGTCATAACGGGAAGCCATCTGGTTACCCACGCGCGTAGCCTCACCATGATTACCTGGCACAGCAGCCACGGTAAGCTCATCGAACAGTTGCGCGAAAGCCTGCACCTCATCAGCGAATAAACGCCTCAAAACCCTGATCTGCTCCGTTAGCGTTAAATCGAGGCGGGCAATCAGGTTGCCGCCCTGCGACTGCGTACCCTCAGGGCAGTCACCAACGAACGCTAGAAACCCTGAAGTAACCAGGCCCTTACGCTTCAAATACTTAGCGCGCGTAACCGCCCTATCAAGCGACTCATAGAACCGTTCCACCGTCCCAGCGGAACCATCCCCATCAGGCTTACCGATCTGTAAATCGCCCACAACGAAAACGAAAGCCGCCCCATCGAGGGACGGCCCGGCAATCTTACGGTTCTGTTTAACGCTCTTAATCAGATCATCAACGTTCACGGCGGCAGGCGCAGGCTCCACAATGAACCGATACCGCCAGACGGCACGCGTGGTGGCAGCCTCCTCAGGGTGATCCCTACCCCACGCGGCAGGATCATACTTAGCCTCAACGAGGCGCACACGGAAACCATCCGGCACCACAAGGCCAAGTTCCTCAATAGCCTTCTGGTAGCCGTCAGCCTGCAACTCACTAGACGGCGGCAGAGTAACGATCTGTGTACCGTCCGGCTCATATTTAACGCCCGGTTCCCAGCCGCGAGGAGCAGCAGTAACAGCCTCCACCGTGGAACCAATATCTTTCAACGCGTCCAGGCGCTCACTAAGGCTCATTGTTTAGTTCCCGTGAAGCAGCGGCACGCCCTGTTACGGTGCCGTTCAACGCTCTTATAGTGAATATTGAAGCCTTCCGCGTTCAACGCGTTAGCGAGAATAGACGTAGCAATCCTGCCAGGATCACCGACACGCTTATCCATCTGCTCATCGAGCGCGCACCGATCATCAACACTCAACGCTTCCCGGATAGCAACCAGAGGGCACGGCAGGCCGCGGTTCGGGTGAGGCGCAGACTTCAACCGCTCACTAAAACTCATCGCGTGCCGTTGTATTTAATCCCTAGACGTTTCCTGGCAGCCTGAGCATCCTTCACAGTGATACCCCTAGCGATAGCGAAATGCATAGGATCATTCCCGGCCTTAGTTTGATGCGTAGGGCCAGCATACGAAGCGACACCTGGCGCAAGTTTCGAAGCACCCCACAAGAAAATATATCGCCCATCCTCGGTGCGGTACTCTTCAAGAATCTCAGCAATAGCCACAGCCTGAGCTTTCTTCATCCTGCTAGGCCACGTATGCGCACCCTCCCGGGCACTCCAACAATCAATGGCGTACCCGGCATGATCAGAGATACCGCCATTCATGCGCGGCTTACGGTAATTGAAACTCCAGGTGTCCTTCACCGATAGCGGGATAACCGTATTTAAATCAACCGCTAAGGCTAGGAACAGGGGCAGGTAAGCGCGCCTAGTGCGCAGACTAATCTTCGTACCAGGGATACGCGCAGCCCTCAACAAGGGTGAACCCCAAGAAGTAATAGCCTCATGCCCCGACAGGGTTTTATTCTTCGCCATGCTCCGGCTCCTCAGCCTTAGGCATATGCGTGAGGGCCATAGTTGGCGCAACCACGGAACCAATCAACGCAATCCACAACGGGGCCGCATCCTCTTCAAGGACACCATAAGCAACCAGCAGCGGCATAATCGTTAGGGCAATCCCATACACCCATTTACGGGCAGCAGGATTATCGAAAAAAGCAGGCATCACATTTCCCTTACAGATCATTATTCAGGTGGTAGTTGATGTGTTCATCAACCTTGTGCCGTACATCCTTCATATCGGATTCAATCCGGTTCAGCGCGTCCCGCGTCGAGCTGCCACCGTTTGGCTTAAACTCGCGCTGCAAGGCAACCTGAGCGCGTATCAGCCACAGAAGGCCGCCAAGTATCGCGGCAAGCAAAGTAATCGAGCCAACCGAGATGGCGATTATTTCAGCGGGATTCATGGAAACTCCTATGGCAGGATTGCCGCTACTTCAGACTCAGTGAGCCCAAGAGCAGCCAACTTCTCAATAGCCGACGCACGCGCAGCCTCACGCTCAGCCTTAGCGGTTTCTTCCGCTACACGCTGCGCCTCAGCAGCAGCAACATCCGCTACACGCTGCGCCACTTCCTCAGCGGTAGCGAGGCGTTCCTCTGTCCTGCCGTCGGGGTAGACGGTGGTGATTGTCCACGGTTCCATTGTTGTTCCTTTCAGGTTCATTGTGCCAAGCCATATACGGTTAGGGAGCCTGTCATTGTTGAGTTAGCGTGATACCAAGTGAAACCGTCATACCCTGATGAGGTGGATTGCGTACCAGCAAAATCTTCAATGAGTGCTGTGTTGTAACTACTGATGCCAACAGAGCGGAACGCTGTTGGTTGTGACAGGGCAGGGCCATAAAGGTAGAAATGGCGGCCTTGTTCAGTTGTTCCCCCATAGTTCACATACCAATAAGTAGCAGCACCACCAGTAGATAGACGCGCCCCAGTAACACTTGTGCCGTCAGCGTTTACATACTGATTCACGTATCCAGTAACAACATCTGTTCCAGAACCGCGCAGCCGAATGTAAGCATTGTTGTTTCCACCGTATTTGTAGCGGCTCACGATTACATAGTTGTCATAGGTGCTTGTAAAACATCCATTCACACTCACGCTCGTCGCCGCCGTGAACGTCACCTTCCCCGACGCAGACACCGACACACCAGAACCAGCAACCGACGACGGCACGATAAGTTTCAACCCAGCAATCTCAGCCATGCCTACTCCTCATACCCAAACACATGAACGTTGCCAGTCACTGCATTAGCGTTCACGCTCAAAGTTACTCCATCGTAAGAAGTGGAAAGTGAATGTGTCGCTGCATAGTCAAATATCCGCGCATTATCTTGACCGTCACCCGTGACACCCCTACTCGCTGTTGGTTGAGCAAGATAAGGGCCATAAAGGTGTGCAACGATCAGGCCATACAAATTGCTTGAAAGTAATCCAAATCTACCAAAATCCGTAGAACTTGTTCTCGCTCCTGAAACCGTTGTGCTTGCGGCGGATAGCGACTGATATGTGTAATCGGTACCACTCGCATCAGAGCCGGATGCTCTCAAACGGTATTGGATAGCGACACTACCGCCGCTGCCAGCGCCTCCAATAGATATCAGATAGTTGTCATACGCCGACGTAAACACACCATTCAACGACAGCGAAGTCACCGCAGAGAAATCCACGCCACCATCAGCGTTAATACCAGCACTCGTACCGCTATACGCGATAGACGTTGGGGCCATGGATACAAGCCCATCACCAGCAGCCATTTATGATCTCACCCCATACACTTGAAGAGCGCCTGTCATATTGTCAGTGTTAATAAAAACAGTAAAGCCGTCGTACGACGTTGAAAGCGAGTGAGTAGCAGCACGATCATCAATGACTGCTCCGCTTGTGCCGCGAACAGCAGTGGAGCGTGTTGCTGTTGGCTGAGCAAGATATGGGCCGTAGACGCTTACCCAAGTTCCACTTGGGTAAGACGAATCAAGATAGCCAATTTGTAGAGAAGAGTTAGCGGTTGTTCTAGTGCCTGTCACTGTTGTGTTATTAACACTTAAAACTTGTATTGTATAATCAGTGCCAGTTGCATCAGATCCAGAACTTCTCAATTGAAATCCAATCGACCTACTATTAGCATTAACGGTTCCTGATATGGAAACCACATAGTTGTCGAAGTCAGCGGTGAAACACCCATTCAACGACAGCGACGTGACAGCAGAGAACGTCACCTGCCCGTTAGCACCTAAAGTTGCTGATGTTCCCGAGTAGGCGATGCTTGTTGGGTTCATCAACACCATGCCAGGGGCGGCAGCAGCACCAGCACCACCACTAGCGAAAATGCCGAGAGCTTGAAACAGAGTCACTGCACGTTCCCCACAGCAAGCCACTCATCCGAATCAAGGTAATACAGTTGCATAGCCCCATACTGGGCGATAGAGGAACCAGAAGTATTGATAGTGACACCGGAACCAGCCGCGAGAGTTACCGTCCCAGCGCCCAACTGAGCCACCGCCACGGCAGCCCCAGCAGTAAACGCAACACTAGACTCAGGCGCAACCGTGACAGTGGCGGTAGCCGTACCATCAAACGTGATCAACTTCCCGGTATCGGTAGCCGCCAGAGTGTACGCGGTAGCAGTACCCTGCGCGTTAATCGTCGGCCCGTTAATGGCATTATTCAGATTAGCCGCGGTGAGAACTTCACCAGCAGTAAATTGGGCCATCAGTTTTCCTTCCCTAGAACCCTAGAATGTTACTATCAAGAACACCGAAAGTGGAACTATCGAGAATGAAACCGCCGATAGTTTGAGACAGGCCGATAGTCATAACATGCCTATCCACGGCAATATCGTGAACTATCGAATCAATAGCGGCGAACCTGTCAATCGGATCACCAATATTGTTAGGCGTGAACTTAACCTCAATAACGTCCCCAAGCTCGAGGGTGATCAGTTCGCTTACGCTCGCGGCAGGTAACTGGTTCAGAATGAAACTCACCTGATTGATACGCAACTGAGGGACACCGTAAAGGTTTACCAGCCAGTTAGCGAGAGCCTCAGCCTGAGCATCAGAGGAAAGGAGACTATCGCTCAAGCCGACAGCAATAACCCCGTACTCCTGCTGGGAATCAGTGTTCTCCGCGACAGCCGTACCGCCATTAGCCCTAACCACAGTGACACTGTTACGCATCTGCTCAGTGCCATAGTCCACGCTAATAGAGGAGAATGGGATACCCGTACCGTCATCGGCAATAACAACATTAGTAACCTGCTGCAAATCGGTGCGCTGCCTGAACGTGAGCAGCCCATCACGGGACACGAACAGCGCGCCCGGCTCATCCGACTCAACACCCTGCAAATATTGGAGAGCGTTAGTGCCCGCATCAATATAATCATTTTGTAGGGTGGCCTGCCCGGTATCAATATTCCTGCGCGCGGCAGGCCAGTTGATCTCGCCCCTGTCAAGTATCGCGGAAACCCTGCTACCCGTGGACTGCTCCGAAGTTTGGAAACCACTAATAAACTGCTGCCCCAGGAGAGCGAAACCGTCAGCCGCTTTAGCGGTAGTCGTTGAATCGCCGCCAAGATCGTACTGTAAATCCCAGTCCTCAACTTGCCCATCAAAAGCGTACTCGCCATCGAGTTGAACAACGAGCTGCTTACGCGGCTTTAACGAAACACCGTATGGGCTAACCGCTGTGCCCGCTGTCGGATCAAATAAGCGCTGGCGGTTGTCGAGGGTGACGGTAGCCGCGCCCGCCTCAAACTTATCTAGCAGACTGGAACGCCCGCGCCTCACGCTTACCTGCCGGACGTATTGGGTTACGTCTTGCAGAATGTCACCAGCCAGAGGATAGGTAGTGTTATCTAGTTCGCCTTTAACAGGATCATCAAGGGTAAAGAAGTTGCCCTGCCCTGCCGCGTTAAGATCGAACGCTATTTGGACTAGCGGAGTTGGCGCTGGCATTACGCCACCGTTATCGGGACAGGCCCGTTACGGCGCTGATACTGGCGGAGAGCCTCAACAACCTGCCTGCCCACCTCTGCACCGTCAGCACCCATACCGGCGTTCACCGTGACATTAATAGTGCCGCCGCTAACACCTAATTGACTCAGCGGGATAATGGCTTCAGGCCCCGCCTCACCAACTAGGCCGACAGTAGGACGCGTGACAATGCCACCATCAGCGAAAGGCACAGGCCCGAACGCGGCATTAAGATTAGCGAGCAGTTCATCCATTCCGCCAAGTTGCGTGGGCAGCGGAGCCGTAATGATTTCGCTGCCCACAAATGTTGGAATGGAAACAGTTCCCGTTACGGTTGGAGCAGCAGCGGCACCGCCCCCGCCGCTTGGCCTACTAACGCTAGTGGAAACATTAGCCGATATATTTATCGATAGATCCTTTTCAAGATCCTTGATAATGGCTTTGAGTTGTTTGCGAGTAGCACCATCTTTAGCAAAGGCAGCGGTGAACGCTTTCAATAATGCGATAGCAGACTGTAAGCCAGCCTGGTAGAAAGTGTTCGCAGTCTCATTACCGATGGACTGAGCCAACTCGTCATAAGCGCGCACAGTCTCATTAGTGCGATTAACCAGTTCCTGCGTATTACCCTTCAGGTAGGAATCAG